TCGGCGTTGGTGATGGCTCATACGAGACCTCCACGCTAGGAGACGGCGACGGCTCAACAGACGGCGACGGCTCAATGCTTGGCTCAGGAGATGGTGACGGCTCAGGCGATGGCTCTGGTGACGGTTCCACACTTGGCTCAACTGACGGCTCTTGGCTCGGTGTGGGCGATGGTGCGACATATGCCGGATCAGTCACGGTCAGCACGCCAGCGCCACAGCACGAGTCGGTGGCGAACATTCCCCAGCCATAGACATCGCCTGCTTGCAGTTCGATCTGGATGCTCCCTTGCAGAAACTGCGTGCCGTCAAAGGGTGCAAGCCAAGTCTGCACGCCATTGATGACAAAGAAGGGTCTGTCGTAGTGCGCGCCGTCCGTGGTCTGGTACAGCCACAGCGCTGAGTAGACGGTCGCTTCCTCTGCGATGGCCGTGTAGGTTGCGGTGTTGCCGCCGCCACCATCGTTCGGACCAGTCAGTGTCCAGCCGCCCTCAACATCTGCAACCGAGCCTCCGCCGGTGGTGCTGAATGTCCAGATGCTCACGGCAAAGATCGGCGCGACCATAGAGCAGGTCAGCACCAAGCCTAGGAGTGGGAACGCGAGCCGCTTCACTTAGAGAGCAGCGATGCCAGTAGTGGGATCAGCACGCTGAACAGCAGCGCACCGATCACTACAAGTCCTCCCTTGATTCGGTCAACATCCGAGCGCACCTCATCCAGCTTCTGCGAATGCGAGTCCAGGCGCTCAATCAGTTGGTCAATCTGGCGTGGGGTCATCGTGACTCCAGCGCCTTGAGACGCGCGTCAATATCGAGCAGCGCCTGCACCACGAGCGCCTCCATCTCGTTCTGCGGAATGTTCACGGCGAGCACCTCAGTCGTGTCAACGAGATCCGCCTCTCGCTCGTCTACGCCGAGTGTCTCAACCCAGTGCGCTAGATCAGTCGTGGCCACCTGATCAGCAATGAATCCTAGGCGCGTGCCATCGTCTGCGACAGCATCGCTGCGGCCGTGTGCCTCTGGTCGCTTCCACTTGAACGCTACCGGCACGAGCTGGCGGAGCGTGTCGAGCGCGCCTGAGATCTCGGTGATCTCTTCCTTTAGGCGTGAGTCTGACGGCGTGGTCAGCGCGGCATACTTCCAGCCGCCTGAGTAGAAGTAGCCACGGTTGTTGGTGGTGTCTACCGCGATGCCGCCGTTGCGGAGTGCGTCAGCGAATGCGTCGGTAGTAGCCGTACCGTTGATGTTGGTGCTCGGCTGCCCTGCTGTTGCCTTGGTAATCAGCACGCCAGAAACTGTCGTTGAGGTTGAGGCTGCTACATCTGCTGCAGGGTTGGAATGAATCCAGAGTCTGCCGTTCGTGCCGCCAGTGTTTAGTGCGATACCAGTCAAGCCTGATGAGCCGTAAATCACACCGTCAAAGCCGATGTTGCCAACGACGGCGATAGAGTCATCGGTCTTTAGCGTGTCTGCAGCGGATCGATAGAGGTTTGTGTCTGCTGCATTGCTGCCATCAGACCACGAGTGCTTTCCATTCGCATCAATAACTAGCCGCTTCGGAGCATCTGATGCCAGCCCAATATAGACTGCTGAGTCTGTTGCATTTTGGACACTTACATCGAAGTCGCCATATGTCGACAGGCTGTGGAAATAATCAGCTCTACCGATAAAAGTATTAGCCGGAGTGACACCATCAGCGGCATCGTCCATCTGAATAACAGCGTTATTAGTTGACATATTTGTCGCTGTTGGAATGGTTGGACTAATCGAAAGTTGATTGTTGCTTTTCCACATCATCGCAGGAGCCTGACCAGAGTTTCGCGATCCCAATACTATGGCTGGTCCACCTGTGAGCATCCGTACCTCAAGAAGATCAACCGTACTAACAGAAGCATTTGTTGCGGTTGTGTTGACAGCGATTGACAAATAAGCAAACGCCGCATCAGATGGTGCCTGCAATCTTGTTGGAGTATCGGAGAAAATGAACACTGCAGTACTGGTCGAGTTGAAAGCATTGAAGTTGTATGTCCGTGTAATAGCCGTTCCTGTCGTTGTGTAGTTCTGCGTATAGAACTGAAGTGTCAAAGTGATTGTGCGTCCAGTAGTGTTGGTTGCTCCAGTCAAAGTCATCTCAGGCCAGAACGAATAGGCACTGTCTCGTGTTGCTGGAACTGCAACATATCGAGAAAGTGTGGCTGTCTTGCCGGTAGTAGTTCCAGCCGCGACACTCCACCGAAGCAGATTCCCTGATCCTGATCCAGAGTCAGCGACGATGGCGCAGGTGATCGCTCCTGAGCTGCTGTTATCCGTGAAGGTCCAGTATGGAAGTGGGTTCTCTGCGGTGATCGTGTCGCCTGCGGCATCTGGCGGAATGGCGAAGTCACCATTCGCCACGCCTGCCTGAATCTCACGCAGCGCAGCAGGACCGAAGAGCAGCGCGGTCTCGCCGTCGCTCGATGTGCTGACGAGTGGTGCGCCCTTGTCGGCGTTTACGCCGCCCTCAAAGGCTCCAAATCCTGTTAGGTCTGTTCCGTATCTGCCCACTCTTACTCTCCTCCGATGATGCCGCGAAGGCCTCTTAGGTATTGCCGGCGGAAGTCCGCCTCAATCTCATACTGGACTTGGTAGGTTCCACCACCCTGAGCGAAGCGCATCGTTACGGATGCGACGAAGAGGATCGCAGAGGACAAGTCCAACGATGGTGCAGTCAGTTTGACATATTGCCCTGGCAGCCACGCCTTGATGAGATCGTAGGTTGCGCCGTTGTAGGCGTAGCCTTGGGTGTAGCCGTACTCCCAGTCTGGGTTGGAGGTCTGCGCCAGATCTGCACCTGCCACGGTAAAGGTCACGGTGCGGCGCGGCTGCGCGCGGCTCGTCATCGTGGCTCGTGCGAGCAAGCCAATGTCTGCGCCACGGTCTGCCTTCTTGACGATCTTCGGAGCGCTAAAGACTTCGTGCGGCAGAGGACCATTGCGACTCGCCAGTCCAGCACCGTTGCGGCTGTAGGTTCCTGTGTAGGTGCGGAAGTATGGGTCGTTGGTCGGCGCGGTCGGCCAGGTCTGGTTGCTGTCATACCGCGCGTAGGCTGAGTCCGCCATTACAAAGATGCCCTTGACGATATTGTCGTGGTCGAGATTGACGCGGAGGTCGCGTGCCAGTAGGCGCGTGGCTGCGCCGGTGGAGCCAGTCTGCGCGCTGGCAGGATCGGTCACGATCTCGGCAGGAGCAGTCGCCACGCTCGGAGCTGCGGTGACTGGACCATAGTTGAGGCGTGCGCTGTTATCCACCCAGAAGCGATACTGCGTAGAGGTGAGTCCGCCAGCCTCCTCCACTACCTGATCGATGGCGCTCTGGAGTGTGGTCGCCTTGAAGGTCTGCTTGCCTACGGTCTGCGCGGAGCCTGTGTAGATCGCGCGCGTTGATCCGCTGATCACGCTCGTGTCTAGGATCTGTCGCGTGGTCGCATCATTGACCTGCGTATTCACGCGAGCCAGCAAGCCGTTGATGATGTCGCGGTCGGTGGAGGTAGACGAGCCGAGCGTGAACGAGTCCACGAAGGAGGTGGCGCGGATGCCTGTCGTGCCGTTGCGAATGATGGTGTTCTGGAGCCACGCAGAAGCCTGTGCTGCCTGAACCGTGGCTCGCGTGCCAAGGCCGTTCTCTAGCAGCTCGCCTTCAATGTTGGTGATAAAGCCAAGGAAGATCGGCGCAGATCCGCTGTAGCGGCTGTCAAAGAACTGGACGCGCGCATTGTCGTACACGCCGCCAGACTTCCACCACGGTCCGCCGACTGGCGTCTTGGGCTGGATGACCACAAAGTTCATTCCACCGGCGGAGCCGTCGCCAGACATTGAGATGCTCAGGCTGCCCAGTTCGACATACGGCGTAGTCGTGGCGCTCGGTGCTGGGAGATCCAGCAGGTTCGCGCCGCTATCTACGCCAGCGACGATGAGGCTGAATGGGTTTGCCATTACTGGTTGCGGCCAGGCTTGAGGCGACGCAGCGAGTTCGCCACCACGGTGTCAACTTTCTCCGTTCCAATATTGACCGTCACGGTCGTTGGCGTGGTTGAACTAGAGCCGCCGCCGATTGGGATCTGACGACCAGTGTTTGGATCAATCGTATATCCAGGTGCGGTATCGGTAATCGGCACTGGGATCGACTTACCTTGCAATGTCAAGAAGAGTTTATACGCCTCATTGAACAGGTCTACTGCCAGTCGGACCCTGTCAATGCCGTCAGCAATCGGCTTGAAAACATTATCCCAGTACTGCTGCTGGTCGATTGAGAAGCTGATACCGAGCAGGTCGCCAGTCTCCTTGATCGCATCCATCAACGGATTGAAGTTGTTCTCAACGACTCGACCAATAGCGCCGCCCATATTCTCCAGCACGCCGATGACGAGCGGAGCCACCGTCTGCGTGAAGAAGTCCAGCGCAGCATTCACGGCTGGGAGCAACTTGTAGCCGAACTCCTCCATCTTCTCGTTGAGTGCGACCTGCGCTTTGAGGAACTTGCCGCCGGTCGTATTGGCGATCTCGTTCGCCACGCCGCCATACTTGGCAGAGATGGCAGTCAGGATCTCCTGCGATGTCGCGCCCTTGTTGGTCTGCACGCCGAGTGCGCGAAGTCCGCGCGTCTGACCCTGTGTCGCCTTTCCGATGGTCTGGATGACCTCTGCGAGGTCAGCGCCTGTGACCGCAGCCACATCTGCCGCAACAGCGTTGGCTCGGAGGATCGTCTCCTGATCCGCGAAGAATCGGCTGCCTGCCTCAATACCGGCGCGTACCTGGTCATCGGTGATACCGAGCGCAGCGAGTTCTAGCGTCTGGCGTTGGATCGCCTTGCTGAGTCCATCGGTCAGGAGTCCGCGAGCCTTCAGGGCAGCATTGAGCCGCGCATTCGACATCTCGTCATCTACGGCCGCCTTGACCGCATCTAGGGTGAGTTTGGCGAGAACAGCACCAGCCGCAGCTGCTGCACCAAAGCCAATCTGAAGCGCCTTGAGGCTCTTGTTGACCTTGTTGATATTCCCTGACGCAGCGTCTCTCGCGCTGATCGTTGCGTTGACTGCGACATTCGCCATTGCTTTCTCCTATCCTGCGCGCAGGTTAGACATATTCGGAGAGATGCCAAACACCTGAGCATCTGCTCGTAGTTGCCGGACTCGTGCCGTGTGTGCGATTGCCTTGACCTTATCCGTCGCCTCTCGTCGGCGCTTACCCTCAGCCTGTAGTGGCGTGAGTGGTCCGACAAAGTCAGGCTTGTTCCACTTCTTCAGCGCTTCTTCCTGCTGGAACTTTGTCGCCGTGCCGTTGGCGTACTCGATCTCTAGACCGAGCACCTTGTTGCGCTTGGCGACATCCGTCATCAGCAGCACGATGGTCTTTGCCATCGCGTCCTGACCTACCTTGATCTTACGCTCTACGGTCTTGATTACGAAGTTGTCGCCACGAGTTCCTGGATGCTCAATGACCTTCTGCGTGGTGAACAGGTTGCGCGCCGTGATCTTTGGGATGGTGTGTGGCTTGGTTCCCTTGACCACCAGCCAGCCATACCACGCGCCCTTCTTGCCACCGACAGGACCGACCACCGCACCTGGTCGTGTGATCTTGGAGCGACGGCCGCGCACGCTCTTGGCGAGACCCTTCGAGTCAGTCGGCGCAGCATCGCGCACATACGGCGCGAGTGCACGAGCTGCGTTCACGGTGGCGAACTGCTCCAACTTGCGAACGCCCTTCCAGCCGAGCGACTCTAGAAAGACCTTCTGGAGCGCCTCAGTCTGGCGACGCACATCGCCTTGGATCTCTAGCTCAAGACCGTTGACTGCCATCTACTTACCCTTCGGCTGCATCTCGGCGTGGAGTTCCCACGCCTGAACTACCTCCTCAATCGGTAGGCTCGCCACTTGGGAAGGCCACATCCCAAACTTCTGACCAAGGATGTGGAAGATGATTTCCGCCGGTGGAGCGATGGAGTGACCCATCGACATCCGCCGCGCAGCGAGCCTTACTTGGGGTCCAGTCGGTTCCCCTTCGCCCACTCAGTCATCAGCGCGACGAGCGCCTCAACTGGTGCGTCAAGGATGTCTGCCACTGGCTCGCCATCCAAGCCCTTGAAGTTATGCGAGACCACGATCCCTGCGAATGCTGGCAGTACGCGGCTCGCCTCACCTGACTCTAGGTCAAGCATCAGTCGAGCGGTGACGCTTCCGCGCACCTCTGCGTACCATCCAGCGAAGTCACCCTCTAGGGTGACCTTCCGATTGTCGGCCATTGAACCCTCCTAGCGCCCTACGGCGCTGCTACTTACGGCGCTACGCTGAGTGGCGAGTCCACGATGATCTCAAGCGACTTGCCTGAGGTCGTGTCGTACGCCAGTCGGCAGGTGACTTCGTTCATCACCACGCCGTCGGTGTCCGCCTGAAGCGGCACAACATTCTCGATCTCCCACGAGCCGAGAATCCACACACCGTAGTTGTCGGCAGTCGTGCCGTAGAGGCGCAGGAACTTCTGCGTCGCAATGTCGGTGATTGGGAATGAGGTGGTCGCCGCGCTGTTGCTCACGACCGTGAAGGTCAGCGTCGCATCGAGCACGCCGGTCAGTGCGGCCGTGGCTGCCGTCAGGCTGCCATCAAGTGCCGTCACCATACCCACGCCAGTGTTCACCGAGAGGTTGAAGTTCATCACGCTGGCGAAGTCGGTTGCGCCAGTGCCGCTCTTGTCAGGGAAGTTCGTATCGGTGCTGAGCTTCATCAAGCGACCAGCCATCATTGGCTGCGCTGGCACTGCCGTTGGGAAGGCGAGTACCGATGACTCAACGACGGTTGCGGCGAAGGTCGCGCCAACTTGCAGCAAGCCTGTGGCATCTGCTGAGAAGGTGACCTCTGTCGGAGCTGCGTCGCGCACGAGATACTTCTGCACGCCGTCGGTCACAAGGAACGAGTAGAACACGAGCGTGTCGACATCGCCCTGTGTTGGCGACCAAGTCCACGAGTACGGCGAAGCCGTGCCAGAGGTGCTCGCGCCGATTGCGTCAAGGATCAGCGGAAGGGTGCGGAGCGATGCAGGACCCTCAGTGATTGTCAAGACTGGAGCCTTGCCGGTGATCGTTGGTCGCCCAGCCTGAATGGCGGTGCGCTTACCAACTGAGGTGGTGTCGCCTAGATCAACCGTCACGCCCAGGTCGAGCGCGCCAAGTGTCTCGTTGAAGAGGACCTCACCAGTTGCCGTGCCGATAGACGCGGCTGTTCCGAAAGCGGCCTGCGACGCAGTAGCGATTCGCGTCAGAGCCTTTGCGCCGATTGTTGCCATCTCTCGATCTCCTTGCTCTACGCGGTGAACGCCACGGTGTCATAGACCGTGACTTCCGCTTGTGCCTGCACCGTCAGGTAGTCCTGATCGGCGTATGTATCTGTGCCGAGTGTAGTACCAGTGACTGCGACCTGAACCGCGTTTCCACTAATGGTCACCGCTCCATCGAATGCAGTGCGGAGCCACGAGCGCCAAGTGTAAAGGTCTCGGTACTTGTCATCCATCCGTGGGATTGGTAGCAGATAGACCACGACATTGACCGTCAGCACTGTGGTGCGGTTGCCGTTGCCCACCGTGATCTGGTCGCCGCCTGGGAAGAGCACCGCGCACGGTACGACCGGCAGAGACTCAGGAGGCGTGGCGTATGCCTTTCGGAGTGTGTAGCCAGTCGGCGGCGTGACTGCCGTCAGCCGAGCTGCAATGGCATCAAGGATGGTCAGGTCGGTCATCGTGCCAAGCCGCCGCGCTTGCGGTACGGCTCAAGGATCAGCGCAGCCTCTGGGTGCAGGGCGCGGCTCATCCGCAAGATGCCGCCAAGATCAGCCGATCCGATCACGCCGAATGGCGCGGTGCGGCTGTTCCAAACAGCGCCAGCCTGAATGATCTCCGCCTGCTTGACCGCAGCCGGTACGGCTGGGAATCCGAACACGCCGACCACCTTCACGCCGAGATAGACATCCTTGGGGAAGTTGCGCGGCCAGGTAACGCTCGTATCAATCTCGGTGTAAGGGAAGCCATCCAGCGCAGCATTGCGCGGTGCCAGCACATAGTCGGTGCCAGAAGTCCAGGTGGTCTCGTAGGTGCCGTTCGCATCATCGTCTGTCTGGAGCGTCGTGACGCTGACGAGATCATCGGTTAGCACATACTCCCAGTCCTCAGCCGTGTAGTAGCGCGTCTCGGACGCTGTGCCGAAGCCAGTCTTACGGTCGCAGTAGAGATCGATCAGCGTGTCGGTTGCGTCCAGCACCGACTGCAGCGCCGTGTCATCTGTGCTGTCGGTGATGCCAACAGCAGCCTTGAACTCAGAGAGCGTTGCGTAAGACATTAGCGGCCTCCTGTGTGTAGCCAGTACAGAACTTCTGTGCTGGTGCCGACGATTGCGTAGAGTTTATCAGTCTCGGCAAGCCAGATCTCAACGACGGTTCCCTTGACAAGCTCAAAGCCTGTGGTGGTGCTCACGGTCGCATCTCCGATGTAGACGGTATTGCCGCCGGTAGGGGCGTGAAGTTGTACCCACGACGCGCCGGTCTTGCCAGTCGTGACATAGGTCGGACTGGTGGTCACCGTTAGTTTTCCGCTCTGGAGACTCACGCTTCAACCTCTGTGCTTTCCGCCACGCTGGCAGGTGTTGTTGATAGGGTGGATGTCCTCATACCCTTTGATACTTTCGCGCGCTCTACGAGCCGCGTTGGTGCCTCTGCGTCGACATCTGCAACACGCTCCGCCAGTCCGAATCCGATCAGGCTCTCCGCTTCTGCCTGTGGCAGATCAACGATTGAGCCGCTTGGATATTCACCGCGTCGCTTGCAAAGTCGAACGAGCATTAGTTCTCCAATCTTGCGGATCAGGGGAGCCGCCGAAGCGACTCCCCTTCACCACTAACTAAGCCGAGCTACTGACGAATCAGTTGCAGGCGTAGTACTTGACGGCATCAGCCTGGGCAAGCCCAGTTGCACCGCGAACCTCAACCTTGTACGAAACAAGGCCCAGGTTCCACGCGTACTCGCGGCTTACATCCACGCGGATGCCACCGACGAGCGCGGTCTTGATCTGCCCAAGGTCACCGAAGAGGATTGGCTTGGCATTGTCAGCAATGTCAGCAATCCCTGAAGCGGTGTAGACAGGCTTGCCAAGGAGGCGATCAACGCCACCCTGACCACCTGGCTGGAAGAGTGGGAGGCTGGACGATGTGATTCCAAGGATCGTTCCAAGGGTCGCATCGGACATCAACCAACCAGCCTTCGCGGCCGAGCGGTACTGCTGCTTCACAGCGTACTGAAGCGAGACCAGTTCCGCATAGGTCGGAACAAAGGTCGCGCCGGTCACGCCTGAACCAGCGGCGTTCACGACAGCCGTACCAGCGGCTGCGCCGTGAGCGATTGCAACTTCCTGACCAGCAGCGTCCGCAATGAACGCAGCGATGTCAAAGGCTGCATCCTCGACAAGCTCTTCCGAGACCTGCACGAGAATCTTGTAGCCGGATGGGGTGAGCTGAAGCGTGCCCATCGTTGGGTCGCTCTCAACAATCGTTCCACCTTCGCCAGGAGCCGTCGCGGTTCCGAGAGCCGTGGCTCGTGGGAACTTGATCGCGTTGCCGGTGGCAACACGGATCACATCAACAACATCTGGGTTGATGAATGGGTTGATCTGACCAGCCACGACATTGACGCGTGGGAACACGGCAACTGGATCGCCCAGGTTGCTGCTCTTGGTCACATCGCGGTACTCGAACGACTCGGTGCCGCCAGCAAGACCGATCGCGCGGAGGCGCTCGGAGTCGCTCTTAGCAGCAGGAGCCTTTGGAGCCACCACGGCGGCGAACTCGGCGCGAGCCTCGTCAGCAGCCTTGCGTGCTTCGGTAGCGTTCTTCTCGGACTTCATCGCCTCAGCCAGCGAGCCGGCCTCTGCGACGAGCTTCTCGAAGCGCGCCTTGTCTTCGCCCTCAAGGGCGATGCCCTTATCGGCGGCCTCTACGGCAATGCCGCGAGCCTCCGTAAGGAGGTTTGCTCGCTTGTCAGCGAGATTTGCGAAGTCGGACATAGTGTCCACTTCCTTTCTCCGCGCATAGGCGGACTAACTACTTGTGCTCTCCTCGGTGGGTTGCTCTAACGCGGACTCGCCTACTCAGGGCGGTGGGGCGCAGGCACGAGACCTAGAGTGCTTCACCTTCTGCCGCTTCCAAAGCAAGCATTGCCATAGCGACGGATGGGTCAACGACCGTCTCCTGCTTTGGCGCGAGCTTGGAGCGAACAGCATCAATCACAACCACTTCCTCGGCGGACAGTTCGCGTCCAGCCTTGATTGCTTCAAGTGTGGCGACCAGCGCCTCAGCCTCTACGCCGATCTTTGGCGCAGTGACTTGGCGGATCGCCGTGAGACCAAGGGTCGCAGGGTAGGCAGGGGTCTGACCACCAGCGGCAAGGATGCTCACCTCAAACAGGTTGGCTTCCTTGATCGTGCGCTGATTGCCATCCCACGCGTCCTGAACCTTCTGGAAGCCGAACGACATACCGGCAGCGGCGCTCTCGTGCGTCAGCATCGAGATGACCTTTGCTGCGTCTGGATCGGCTGGGTCAAGTTTCGCCTCAACGCGCAGCCCAGTCTCGTCCTCGGTCAGTTGCAGGCGGCCGCTCGCGGTCGTTGCAAGTGCGCGCGTCTCGTCGTGACCAAAGAGGAAGGAGATGATCTTCTGCCCTGCGGATGCGCGAGCCAGTGAACGCTTGAAGGCGCTCGGCGCAATGCGCTCCTCGAATGGCAGACCAGCGCTTGCGCTGTTCCAGATCGCGGCGTAGCCAGTGAAGGTTCGCTGTCCGTCAGCGTCAGCCTCGGCAAGACGATACTCGCCAATCGGCAGTGAGCGAACTTCTTTCTCTTTCATATCAATGATCTCCCTATCTTCAGATGCGATGAGTCGATCTGCCCACGAGAGTACGCGATCAGTTGCTTCTGGATCAGTGGTTTCCACACCCCAGAGGAAGCCGGCAACAGCACCTGCGCCAGGGAAGTCCTCGTTGGTGCGGTCGCTGTTCTGCGGTACGCCTTCCCAGTCACCACGATGGCGGCGAATCCACGCAGCCATTCGGACGAGCTTATCGCTATCAACGCGACCTGCAGCGAGTTCGCGCGCCTCGGAGATGGTCTGCGCCTGCAAGCCGTCGCCTGCGAGACCGTCCTCTACGAACGACAAGCCACGAGCGGCTGCGTTGCGGACATAGTCTGGAACCTCGTAGACAGCGCGCTCTTCGTCGGCGAGATACTCGTCAGGAGCATAGGCTTCAATGTCTAGGCGGCGAGCCATCGCGCGCACATCGGCATCATTGTCAATGGCGTACTCAAGTTCCTCGCCGTACTGCTCCTTCAGGAGGCCGTACTTGTACTCCTTGAATGCCAAGCCGGTGGCGAACGGTGAGCCGTCAAAGTCGTTGAGGTGCACCTCTTCAACGCCAGCCACCTTGTACTCCTGAAGCCACGCGCGCGTCTCTTCTAGGCGCTCGATGCTGCGCGCCGATACCACGATCAACTGCTTGTCGCCAGACATCACCTGCTCGTTGAGCAGATCGATCAGCGGCTGATTCGGCTGCTCGTTGTCAAGGATCAGCGTGCCGTCAAGGTCAACGATGATGTAGCTCAAGCCTGTGGCTCCTGACCAACTACGCCGATGTTGAGCGGCTTCCAGTGCTGGTCGCCGCCTTCGATATCTGCAAGATCCTCAAGTCGGCGCACCTCGTTGAGGCTGCGGATACCGTTCTGCAACTGGATTGCGTAGGCATCCATTCGCTCCTTGGTGGTCGGTCGGAGGAGGCCGTCCATCGTGAACTTGATGAAGGTCTGCTCTGCACCTGGCACGAGCCGCTGCAAGCCAGCCTCTAGGCGTGCGACGAGTGGTCCAAGACCAAGGCGCAGCCACTCAATGCTGACGATCTCAACGCTGTTGTAGGAGGTGTTGCCGCCTGGGTATTGGAGCAGGTGCAGCGGCACGCCCATCAATCGAGCGATTGACTCAACGCCCCAGTGGAGCGTCTCAACCAACTGCATATCGCTGATCTTCATTGACATCTGCTGGAAGTCTGCGCCACCGGTCAGCACCGCGATCTTGTGCATCTTCTCGATGCCTTCGTGACGGCGGCTGAACGAGTTGCGGAGTGAGTCCGCCTGATCCTGCGTTAGTTCGCCTGGGATCTTGATGACTGCTGAAGGCGCTGCGCCCTGCTCATAGAACTTCGCGCTGTAGAGCTGCGTGGCGCTGGCAAGGCCGAGCGTCGTGCGGTGCTGCTCAACTGGTGACGGTGCGCGGAAGTTAGAGCCAGTCGCAAAGAGCGGAATGTGCAGGATCGCGTCAGAGGTCAACTCAACGCCCACGCCATCCTCGCCTGCGACCACATAGACAGGAGCGCCGTCTACGACCTTGATCGTCACGCGGTGCGGATCAAGTACGCGCATCTCAACGATGTCGCCGTTGCGATTCTTGATGAAGAGCACAAAGCAGTTGCCGTCAATGAGAAGCGACGAGACCATTCGGTGCTTCAGGTCAAAGCCAGTGAAGTTGGGATTGTTTGGCTGTGGCGTGGTCAGCCAAGTTGGTGATGGTCGGTATGGTCGGCGCGTTCCGTCAATGCGGATGTAGGTATCCCACGGAAGCGACGCGACAGTGTCGGCGTAGAGCTTAACCGCTGCGTAGTAGGCACCGATCGAGAGCGCTGTCTGGCTGTTGATTGAGACACCGGCAGAAGAAACCGATGGCTGATTGTCGGTGATCCAAGTGCCACCTACGGCACGCTGCTCACCAAGGATGCGGCGAAGGATGCTCACTTACGGTCTCCTAGCGTATAGCCGATAGCGGCAAGAGCCGCGCCCAATGCGATGAGTCCTAATGGGAGAGAGAGTAGCGCGAGACCTGCGATGACAAGTGCGCCACCCACAACTTCGAGAAGGTTGCTAATCATAGGTTGATCCACTCCACTTTCGCTGCTTGCTTAGGTTCTACCTGTAGGAACTTTACACCCTGATAGGCAACCACGGCAGACACGGCCGCGTCAATGCGGTCTGGCGAAGCCTTGTATGCCTTGGTCAAGACCTGCCCATAGCGCGTCAGGCGCGTATGCACATTGCTGATATGGCGAGCTAGGAGCGGCGAGCCGTCGTGGCGCAGCCCTTCGCCGGTCGCTACAGCGGTGAAGAATCGGTCCACGGCTGGACCCATCCGCTCAATGGTCGCGGTGGGAAAGACTGCCACTCGCTTGCCATACCGGCGCGTCCACTCCTCGATCTCGGAAGCCCAGCCAGGAGGGTCGGCAAAGATGGTCGCGTCGTAAGTCTGCATCACCTGATCAATGACCGCGTCCACCTCGCCACGCGGCACTGTCCAGTCTGGGTCGCGGTTGGTCTCTGCCTTCTCCCACGCCTTGATCAGGAAGATGTGACCGTCCATCGTGCAGGCGGTAATGACTGTTGCGTCACGCGCATACGATCCGTCAAAGCCGATGCTCAGGCGCTCGCCTGGCATCAGTGTGCGCTCGCGGTCTGCCAGTTTCATCCACGCCTCTGCGCCAATCCAGCGGTCTGGCGGCTGCACAAAGCGGTTCAGATGGTAGCGCTGCCACTCGTGCATCGGCACTTCGTTGGCGCGTGCGAGCAGTCGGTCAATGTCTACGAATGCCGGTGCGCTAGGGTTCGCCTGCTCTAGCGCAGCCCTGCGGCCAGCGTCGGTCTCTAGGTCGTGGCTGTCAGCAGCAGCCCACCACTCGACAAGGAAGGATGGGTCGCTCACCTCGCCAGAGGCGATGCGCTTCGCATAGGTCAGCATTCGTCCGAGCAGCGTGTTCTCGTCGGAGCCTGCGGTCGAGATGTTCAACTCCAGCGCCTCGGCGCGCTTGGCGAGTGAGTTGGAGAGCACGAGATGCACGCGCTCTTTGTTACCTGTCCACTCGTGCAACTCGTCCGCGATAAAGCAGGTTGGGCGACCGCCGTCGTTGGTGCCTGCCGCAGCAGCCACGCGGTACATACGCCCAGGGCGATCCTTGATCAGGATCTCGGTGTCATAGACCTCGAACAGTTTGGCGAGTGGACCCTGCGTGAGCATTATCCGAGCCGTGCCAAAGAGCAGGTCAGCCTGCTCAAAGGAAGCCGCAGCGATAGGGATGTTCGGTGACTTCGGAGCCTTCGGTCCTGCCAGTTCAGCGAGCGCGATAGCGGCGAGAAGTTCGGTCTTGCCGTTGCCCTTCGGCGTACCCAGCAGAGCGCGCTTCACGGTGCGCTTCTGGGTGGCTGCGTCGTACTCGTAGAGTCGCCAGATATAGGCACGCTGCCACGGCTCTAGGCGGAATGGCTCGCCGAACTTGTCGCCCTCACCGTGTACTAGGTTGGTCTCAATCCACCGGCAGACCAAGCCACCCCACGACGGTGGCGGTGGGTTACTGATCGGCGACGAGTAGAGCGGCCTCTTCTGCGGAGTCAGCGTCGGCTTCGACATAGCGTGGGTCGGCTTCGGCTTCGGCTTCCGCGATGGCTGCGTTGGCGATTCTGGCATTGAGTTCCTCCAGGCTTCGTGCTGCTTCACCATACACGATGCCAAGCGTCAGCCCTGCCTTAGGGTGCAGACCGAACCGATCCTCTAGTTGGCGGATCTCGGCATCAACGGCGGTGCGCTGTCGGTACATCGGATTGAGAATCTTCTGACCCTGAGAGCCAGTAGTCATCGGCTCCTCGCGTAGATAGATGTCCATCCGCTCGCGCTCCTCGTACATCGAGAAGAGCCGCTCAAGCGCAGGCATCTGCGCCGGCTGCACGACCTGCGCGAACGGTGAGCGCCAGAAAGTCTCCCACGACTTCAGCCAGCGCTCGGTGAGGTGGCTTGGAGCTGGTGGAATGGCCGCAGGATCAATGGCGATCTGGGGCAGCACGCCAAGATCTTTGGTCGATCTGTTCTGCCTTTTGTCTGCTGGCTTTTTCGCGCTCACAAATAAAACTCCCAACTGTTCGTAGGACCCACACCGTACAAGAGATTGACGAACTCGGCGCTGGGTACTGTAGGTGTATCACGCACCAGATTTAGACCGCCCCTCCCCTGCACGGTCACGCTTCGCCCAGCCTTTGCCCTTGTATACGACGGCGCTTGGCGTGAGCTGCAAGATCATCCAAGGTCCGCACTCGCACCGTGGTACGACTGGCTCAAAGCCAGACTGGAGTCGCTCCTCGATCTTGCCGCAAGTCGGACACTTGAACTCATAGATCGGCATTGGGCACCCAGTCCTTGCCAGCCCAGTACGGCTTGCCGTCTCTGCGCTCTTGGGTGCGGCGGCAGTAGGAGCACTCGCCACAGGTAGGCGCGTCTGGCACTAGGTCTCTCTTGCATAGGTTGCAGTACAGGACGCGAGAGCAGGCGCGGCGCTTACCCAGCCCACGGATATCGCCAGGTCTGCACAGGTGCTCGATCACTTCGCCTTCCTCCGCTGTGCACGATTGAGTGCGACTGGCTGCTCTGCCGGTGCGCCAAGTTTGATCTTGCCGCTGAAGATGTCAGCGAAGAGCGGCTGCCACTTTGTCGTGTAGACATAGTCAGCGTCGTACTCATACATCTTGGCGGCCAGAGCGGCACGGTCGATCTCGCCAGCCTGTGTGGCGATGTAGTTGAGCGTCAGCCCCTCAAGGATGCTCTCAACGCTAGGGATCTTCCACCACGACTCCTGCATCTCATCCCACTCTTCCTGACCTTCGCAGACATAGCCGTGGTCTCGCACCAGCTCAGGCTGGGCCGTCCAGTCGGTCACGATGACTGGCGTGCCGCACGCCTGCGCCTCGATCACAGGGATGCCGAAGCCCTCACCGCGTGAGGCGAGCAGCAGGACATTGGCGGAGCGCATAATCGCAGCGAGCGTCTCGGCTGGGATGCCTGCGCGCATCTGGCTGCTGTTTACCCAGCGGATGCGATCCTCTGGTGCGCCCACTGCCTTGAGGACAGGGATCAGGTTGATGCCGTCTAGGTGACCCCAGCGGTCGGTGTGCAGGTACAGGTAGGCATCCTCGTGCTGCTGCGCGAAGAGCGCCCACGCCTTGAGCATCTCTGGGAATGACTTGCGCTTGCCCTTGTTCATCGCGGTGATGACGGTCAGGTGCGCGTCCTCCGGCACGCGGAGCACATCGCGGCAGGTCGGCCCTTCGTGCGTCCATACCTTCGTGTCAATCGCGTGTGGGATGTAGGTCAGCCGGTCGCGCGGTACGCCTGCCTTGAGGAGCGCCTGCTCGCCGTGCTTGCTCATTGCGACGATCAACTTGTTGCCACCCTTGATGCACCACTCGGCTACGCGCGGCGGCACAGGGTCGTGGTCAATCGGAACCCAGGCGACGATAGGCAGATGGTGGTACGCCTCGTTGATTGCCACCCACACATCGAACAGGGTCAGACCGAAGCCGCCCTGTGATGCGGCCATCGCAATGTTCTCTGGTCCAGAGTCGTTCGCATACTTGATCAGCCCCTCGGCAAAGACCTGAATCCCCTCGACCTCCATATTCGTCGGAGCGCCGTAGTTGGCTGCTACGCCAACAGGGATGCCGTCTGCCTTGATCCGCTGCGCGAGCTGCTTGGTCTGCTGACCGTAGCCGGTCGGAGCGAGTGGCGTGTTGCTGACGATGATGATTGGCTTGCTCATTGAGTCCTCCTAACTATGCTTGGTGATCTTGCCGTGACAGACCCTACACAGCGTGCGGAGCATATAGGTCGGCACGATCAACGCGCCTCCCTGACTCAGCGGCTGGATATGGTCTGCGGTGAGTGGGTTGCTGGGGTTGCCGTCGCGCTGTCCGCATAGTTCGCAGTAGGGCACCTCCTTGCGCTTCTGGATACTGAGCCTCCGCCAGTCGGCGTTGCGGTAGGGAGACGGTCCTCGATTCTTCGCCCACTCGGTCGCCTTGCGTGGTCCGCACACATTGCAGCGGTTGCCGTAGGTGGTTAGGACGCCGCAGGTCAGACACGGTCGCTGTGCTCTCACGCTTTAGGGAATGCCGGTAGCGACAGGTAGGGAGCGATGATGCGAGCAAGGTGCTCGATGGTGCGCTCCTCGCCGTCCTCCAGTTGCGGCTCAATGACTGCCCACGCCAACTTGCCCAGCGACTCCTCAAGGTTCTCAGAGATGCGTGCATAGCGCGCCATCACGAGATGCAGCAGCTCGTGGGTCAGGATGAGGCGCTGCTTCTCAGGCTCCTGCTTCCAGAAGTCGAATGCCACGCGGAGGTCTGCGGTCGGCTGCTGTGCGTGCGCGTCAATGTCTGCCCACGCATCCACATCGGACGCGGCCTCAACGATGGTGACCTCCCAGTGGTCAAGACCCATAACGGTCTGCGCCTCTGCCACCCACGCCCTCAGTGCGGCGAACTTGTCCTGCTTAGCCATTTGCCCTCCTGTAGTGGTGGAGCAGGAGTGGAGTCGCACCACTCGTACCTCGCTGACCTGGCATCGCCGTGATGGTCGTGCGAGCGTCTACGCTGCCCCAGAGTAGACCCTGCCGATGGGAGGACACCACCGGCAGGGCGAGAGGCCGCAGCACCACAAGGCGCGCAGCCGCACAGGAATCGTAGCGCATCACTTGTACACCCTTAGTGGGAGCGGCGACACAGGTCGGAGTGGGCAGGTCTGATCCCAGCAGCTCGGCGTGGTCTCCTCATCGCCAGCGCAGACACGGCACATCAAGTCAACGGCTGCGGCGTAGCGCTGCATCTTTGCGGAGTGTTCGATCTCGCTCTCGTCGTTGACGCGCGCATTGATCCAGTACAGGTCTGCATCGGTGACAAAGGTGCCGCCGTAGTAGCGCTCTCGCG